TTCCAGCGGATCCAGAAGAAGGATTTTTGTATATGAAAAATAATAATATGTTATCCAAAAATCCGGTTGGTTCTGGTGGTGTTGGTGTCATTGGACCTTATTTAGGAAATCCTTCTTTGGGAGGAGGATCTTTAGAACTTTATCATACTCATCAACTTACCGCAAAAAATATGGAACATGAACCATCTTACACTGATCATACCAGCGATCATCATACTAGCGATGATCATACTGGTTCTGAACATACCAATGATGAGCACGACGATGATCATACCTATACTAAAGACCCCCCCGATCTTACCCCAGACACCACCATTGAAAAAAAAAGTGAAGGCGGTATTCCCTGCCATGCTCGAACACCTTTTGCTATAAATGATGGTGATGAGTGCTGCCGATATGAACCGGTAAATAATGACCGATGCACTCTAAATAAAAATATTACACCCTGCCTTGACAGTTCAGGAGCACGCGCAAAATGTAATCATAATGAAAGTGTAACGTATCTACGTGAAACATGTAAAGCCCCCGATGGGGTAGAAAAAAAGATCTGGAAATATGGGATTATGGGCAATCTCGACAATGGAAAAGATATGATCGCTGAAAATATGCATCCTTATGATTCCATAATGTATTCATATTTGACACTCGTAAAAGACCCCGATGCTATTATACCGCCTACAATAGAAGTTGGTGATACGGAAACAGACGGAATTCTATATGATTCCTATCATCGATTAAATGTTTTTGATCTCAAAGAAAATATGCAAAAAACCCGTATTTCAAAAGTAATGGAATATTGCTGTGCTAATGATAAAAAATTTATTTGGGTAATTGGCGGTAAAGGTGACACCAAGAATACTCCACAATATAAAGAAGATGCTGCGGGAAAAAATATTCATGAAACTTATATCACTAACTTTGTCGATAATTGTATGCGTTTATTGAAAGAAATTGGTGGCGATGGTATTGATTTTCACTGGGAATACATGAGTGACGACCCTATTACGAGAGATGCTCGCATAAGTGGATTAGCAAAACTCATGGTATCTTTAAAAATTGCGATCTGTGGCGATTCAGAACTCAGAAATAAAGTGACTTTATCATATACTGGAAAATATAATGCTTTCTTTAATGAAACACATACTCGGGTCAATAATGACTCTGGTCAGGGACTAACCGCTGGAGAGGGTCTAGACTTATTTACACATATAAATTATCATGGCGGAGTGACAAAATATAATGATGCAACTCGTGTAATTAGTCATGCAAATATTATGATGTATGATATTGACGCGCGTGATGCCTTTGTTAGGGAGGCTGGCGAAAATAATCCTCCGTCATTTATTCTGAAAGATTATAAATATGTCTTAGATGCATGGGGACCCAATGGTGGTAATTTCAATAAAAACCAAATCATTATGGGATTTGATGCCGGGTGGCAAATTGGAGTCTCTACCGGTAGGGATGGTTTGAAAGATGTCATGGCTCATATGCTAGAGCATGATTACACCGGCGGTATTATGTTACGAGGCGCGAATGATACCATCATAGAATTCCAGAAACGTGGTAATAATTATGATCCAGAAATACATCTTACGGGAGTCGAAGCGAATTATGAAAAATGGATAAATTCTTCACATATTGCCAAATGTGCCGCTAATCTGGCCTTGACGGGCGATTTATCGGCTTGTAGTCGTGGATTAAAAAGTTGGCAGCTAGGAAGTGCGGTGAACGCATTACTCAATGGTGCGATCGATTCTGCATTGCCGTCTAATAGCGCATCGGATACTGTGTCTACCTTGTCTACTGTGGATGATGATAGTGTTTCGTGCCTGGGTAGTATTCCATACTCTTTTGATTATGGTAATAAATGCTGCAAATGGGATCCTTTAATATACACTAGTAGATGTTTACAGGACAAAAATATCACGGACTGCACGAATAGTTCTGGTGTTTTAGCAAAATGTAATCATAATGACAGCGTATCCTATCTTCGTGAAACATGTAAAGCTCCCGCAGGAGTAGATAAAAAACAATGGCGTCATGGTGTGATGGGTTATCTCGAAAATTGGAAAGATATGGACTATCTCCAAATGCATCCTTACGATGTTATACTATATTCATTTTTGACATTAGTAGAAAAACCCGATCCTGACAATGTCCCGACCATTGAAGTTGGTGTCACTGATACGGATGGCACTATTTATGATTCCTATCATCAAAAAAATATTCTGGATTTTACCGAAAATTGGGAAAAAACGCGCATTTCTAAAGTAATGGAATATTGTTGTGCACATAATAAGAAGTTTATATGGGCAATCGGTGGATGGAGCGATACTAAGAATACTCCGCAATATAGTCATCAAACTTATATCACAAATTTCGTTACTAATTGTGTGCGTTTACTGAAAGAAGTAGGGGGTGATGGTATAGACTTCGATTGGGAGCACTTTAGCGATGATCTTACCACGAGAGATGCACGCATCAAGGGTTTGGCGGATATTATGATTAAATTGAAAATAGCGATCTGTGGTGATACCGAACTTAATGCGAAAGGTATAACCATATCATACACACCACGATATAATGCTTTCTTTGACAATACACACCCACGCGCCAAGAGCCTGCCAACCGAAGGTGAAGGTTTGGATTTATTTAAACATATTAAAGAACTCGGAGGCTCTACACAATATAATGATCCGACGTATGTCATTAATCATGGTAATATTATGATGTATGATATTGATGCACGACAAGCGTTTACGAGAGGTGATGGTGAAGAAAATCCACCATCATTTATTTTACAGGATTATCAAGATGTCTTTGCCGCATGGGGGCCAGATAATGGTAATTTCAAAAAAGATCAAATCATTATGGGGTTTGAACCGGCCTGGCAACCCGGTGGTGGTGTTCACCCTGGCAGGGAAGACGCTAAAGATGTTATTGCGTATATGGCCGATCAAGATTATACCGGTGGTATTATGTTTTGGGCTGCAAATGATGTAAATGTAGAGTTTGATAAACGTGGTGAAACACATCTTACTGGCGATGAAGCGACAAATCAAAATTGGGTTAATTCAGCACATATTGCAAAATGTGCCTCCAATTTGGTTTTATCACCGGAATTAACTGATTGTTCTGGTTTAAAAGATTGGCATAATACAACTACCGGAGGAGGCGGTAGTGGCAGTGGCGATAGTGGTGGCGATAGTTCATCAACACCATCATCTAGTAATTGTGGAACTTGGAACGAAATATGTCCTAACTGTTCAGGAACTTGTGGGCAATGTTCTAACGATCCAGCTAAGTGGCAATGTTATTACGATTAATAAAAATATTTAAATATCATCCGGAATGTAACTACACTCCTTGCTGCCACAAATCTGCGTAGAATATATCTTTAGCTAATGTAATACCTGTTTATAGATTAGACAACAAACTGCGTAGATTTATAACACATAATAAATAGTTTATAATTTATAAATTTATTATATAAATTATATGTATAATGCCACATTGGAAACAAAGAAACAAATCTTCTATTACAAGCAAAACTACTATCTTTGGTAACATGGCGGGTATCATCAACTCCAAGCGTGCTGGTGTTTCTTCCTTTTCACGGGCAAATACGAAAAACACTATTCCCCGTGATTCCACCAAAGGATTTTTATATATGAAAAAATATAATATGTTATCAAAAAATCCTGTCGGTTCCGGCGGAGTTCGTGCCACAACCCCTTATTTAGGTAATCTTTCTATGGGCGGAGGATCTTTACCGCTACATAGTTCAAATCAGCTTGATCATCAGACTACATCTCATCATGACCATGATACTTATGTCGACCATCATGATGATCATATGACGAACACTTTAAATAACAAAAAGAAAGTTAGTCTTATTGTTCTAACAACTGCCTCAAAATCAAATGATCTTGATGCTCCTGGATATTGGAATGAACACCACCAAATATATGAACGTATTATACAGGAGAGAAGGGATCTACATAAAACAACCTTTATTTGGTTAGGAAATAAGATTAATAATATTAACTATGATGACTGGACAATTGAGTATGGTGAGGCATATACTGAAGAGAGTGAAAGGATTCAATCACAAATTAATTTTATAGGTGCAATACGTGATGGTCACCTGGATCAGCAATCTCCACTGGGTAAAATGTTACAAGGTAATGGTTCGGTGTGGCCAGAAAATCCTACTGTAATCGCCACAACTGCAAATCAATTAAATGAGGGGGTTGGTAAGGGTCATAAAGGGTTAAATGACATCAATAAGAAACAACTCGGAGATCTTGCTGAGATAGATGGTATTAGTTTGGTTACTTATGATTCTACCACTGAGATTAGTCCGGAAGCGGTTGGATTTTATGGTATTAAGCCTTTACAACATATTAGTGCGATGCTTGACGCTACTTTAGAACATGTTTATCAAAAAAAAAACTGGATACCAGAACCGACCATATCTAGTTATAATGAGCAGTTTTCGACAATAGTTGTTTCTATAGAACTTAATGGTGCTATATTAGAAAAACATCGCACTGTTCTTAGTTATATGCCAAATGTCAAGACATATATTTTAACAGGTGTCACAGATGATAATTTAAATCAAAAGTATAATGAAATGGCGAGCATAATTACCGATAATGAAATAAATCTTTCGCAAAAGAGGTTACTCATTATTGGATTGACTCTTTCATGCACAAATTTTGCCAATGATTTTATAAATTGGTATGGGCAACAAAATGGTAAATACTTAACACATAATATGCATATTGTAACTTCTGATGTGAATAATATAATTAAAAATCAAATGCTTACTGGAAAGACTGTTACGGGTGCCGATAATCATATTGAAATTTCTTATGGTTGGGATTATTATACAACTTTTGTATCTGGTATAAGTATGGCCTTACATGATGCATATGCCTATTCCGGAATAGATAGTAAACGTCTATACAACCGCGGCAATGATGGTGCTTATACCACTACTAGCACAACAAGCACGGCCGGTGGGTGGATGTGTCATGGTAGTATACCATATGCGATAGATGTTGATGGAGTGTCAAAATGTTGCGTGAGTGATCCTTTAGCTGGTGATGATTGTTTGCTTGATAAAAATATTGCATCGTGCACTGCACCGGAAGGATCAGGTGGTTGTAGTGATAACACCATTGTATCGTATCTTCGCGATACATGTAAACCCCCCGATGGTGTGGAAAAAAAACAATGGAAGTATGGTGTGATGGGTTATCTCGAAAATTGGACGAGTATGGAAGCAGACCACATGCATCCTTATGATGTTATACTATATTCATTTTTGACATTAGTAAAAGAACCGGACCATATCAATGTCCCAACCATAGAAGTTGGTGTGACTGATACTGCTGGCACAATATATGATACAAAATATCGGAAAAATATTTTTGATCTTGATGCTACTGAAAAAATAGCTATCTCAAAAGTAATGGATTATTGTTGTGAAAATCATAAACATTTTGTATGGGCAATTGGTGGGTGGAGCGACACTGCAAATACTCCGCAATATAGTCACCAAACTTATATTGATAACTTTGTCGATAATTGTGTGCGTTTATTGAAAGAAGTGGGGGGTGATGGTATTGACTTCGATTGGGAGCACTTCAGTGATGATCTTGCTACAAGAGATGCTCGTATCAAGGGAATGGCGGATATCATGATTAAATTAAAAAAGAAACTTATGGAAGATCCTGAACTTGCAAATAAAAGTATTGCCTATACGCCGCGATATAATGCTTTCTTTGATGTGAAAGGTGACTATAATCTACCGGTCAAACAACCTCGCGCAATTCAGTTGAATACCGAAGCCGAAGGTTTACAATTATTTAAACATATTAGAGATTTAGGTGCCGAAAAGTTTCCGGGCACACCATATAATGATCCAACGTATGTCATTAGTCATGGAAATATTATGATGTATGATATTGATGCACGACAAGGATTTGCGAGAAATGTCTCTAGTGGCGAGGAAAATCCACCCTCATTTATTCTACAGGATTATAAAGATGTATTAGAATCATGGGGTCCTGCTAATAATAATTTCAAAAAAAATCAAATCATTATGGGTTTTGAAGCCGGATATCAACCAGCCGGTGGTGTGGCACCAGGTAAAGAGGTTTCCAAAGATGCCATCGCCTATATGATAGAAGATGATTATACAGGAGGTATTATGTTCTGGGCTGCCAATGATAAACAGACGGAGATCTTGGGTCGCGAGGCGGATGCCGTGGCAGCGCGTAATAAAGTAATTCAAACTGCAGTTGACGCGACTGGTGTATGTGATGCTACCTGCAACACCGAAGCGGAGGCAGCCTACGATGCTGCCGCATATAAAGTCAACATACACCTCAAGGGCGATGAAGCTTCTAATCCAAATTGGGTAAATGCTTCACATATTGCGAAATGTGCCGCAAATCTGGCATTATCGCCTAATTTTACCTGTCCTGGATTAACCAATTGGATTGTTCCCTGGGATCCCCAAAAGCGCTGCGGAACCAGTCTATCTCATGCCAATAATAACTGTAATGCTAGATGTATCAAGGATGAAGACTGTACAAATATTGGAGAAACATGTCATGCTAACCTTAGTTTTGTTCCGTGCAATACGACAAGGTGCGGAGCACCGACGGAGGTAGGCGGAAGTGATGCCTATGCCAATGCAAATACGACATGTGGCAACAGTTGTACCACAAACGCGCAATGCCCACACGGGTCGACCTGCTTTAAAGACCTTGATGCTAACCCATGTATGATACATCGTTGTGGTTCCAGTCTGGAGGATGCGAGGAAGAAATGTGGAGAGATATGTGTAACCGCCGGTAGTGATCTCGAGTGCAGCGTGGAAGGAGAAACCTGCTTTCTTAACGTAGGTAAAGATTTATGTCTGGGTGATAAAAGTTCTACCGATACTACTACTGTGGTGGCGGATAAAGGGCCCACCAACTGGGATGTGAGATGTGGTGCGTCATGGTCGGAGGCATCATTAAAATGTGGCAAGTTGTGTGTTGATAATGGAGATTGTCCAGACGGAGAAAATTGTCAGGGAGGGCTTGACTCGGCCGGCTGGCCCTGCGCTGGTGCTGGGGTGGACGAGGCCACGGCGCTAGCACGACAGGAAGAGGCCAAAAGTCGATGCGGAACAGATCGGGACAATGCAAATTCAAAATGCGGCGATCTGTGTGTAACTGATGCTGATTGCACTATCACCGGCGAAACTTGTTTTGAGGGTCTAGCGGTTGCCGCCGGAGGGGATGCGTGCCATGGTGGACGAGCTGTAGTGCCCAGCGAGCACCCCAATAAGGATTGCTCTAAACCATGTGATAACACCTCGCATTGTAGAAGTCAATGGGACAGTTGTGGTGACACGGAGGCCTTTTGCAATGATAGCTCTATATGGAAAGCGGAGTGGTGTTAAAAATTACGATATTTACAAATTAAAAATATTTAAATAATTAAAATATTTAAATATTTATACTGTAATACATTTATACTGTAATACATTTACGTTATGTTTTATAAAATATATCGATTATATTCTACCCGTGTTCGCTTTGATGGCTCCATAAATCTTCATAAACCGGCGACAAAATTTGTTATTCGAAATATTCGTTCACCTTTTCATATTGCTTATGGTGGTATTCAAGAAGGTGTTTATGCCAAGCCATAAACTTTTTAACGGTGTTGTTTTCTAAAATTTTGTTTTCCATCTAAAAACGGTGTTACATCTCCTAGTTTAATATCATCAATATCTTTATTTAATTTTGAAACCGACACATTACGCTTATTCCACCGCACATAAAGACCGTATTTTCCGTCTCGTAAAATAACTTCGGCGTCTTTCTGAGCAACTTTTTGTGTTGGCGATTGATATACGCCCAACTTTCTCGCGGGAACAGCCATCTTCTGTGCAGATGTTGTCTCAAATATATTCCTGGTTTCTGACACGATGTCTTCTAAGGTAACTTCTTCACGAGTTTTATCTAGATCCTGGAGAGAAACAGACTTATTGACGTTATTCCAGGCAACATATAACCCATATTTACCTTCCTGTAAAACAACCTCGGTATTTTTATATGTTCCTAATACGCGTTTATAGCGTGTATCTTGAACAACGATATCCTCCAATAGATATTCGCCTAGGCGCAATTTTTCGATATCAATATCCTCTCGCACACTCAAGAATGTGTCTTTTCCGCGTTTCTTTGTATTTGCGCATTTAATTACGGGTCCATATTTACCCACCATATACGTATGACGGTCATCTATTTTAATGATCACCTTATCTTTTGTCGTTAGTGCCGCGGCCTGGTCGTGCATGTCTTCATAACATTGTTGGCATAATGTATGCCACACTTTATTACCCTGCGCAATAGTATCCAAAGCATCCTCCATATGTTTAGTATAATCGTATTGAAACAAATTATCGAAATGTTTCATCAAGAATTCTATAACTAATGTGCCGATAGGTTGTATGACTAATTTAGACCGCTCGCCACCAAACTCACGCTCTGTTTCGATCTGCGATAGCTCGTCATCTTCTAACTCGAAATCGAGGCATGTTATTTTTTTCCCCACAATATTGGTTTTTTTCACGTAGTTTCTCTCTTGTATCTTATCTATTAGCGATGAAAATGTTGAGGGTCGACCGATACCGTGCTTTTCTAGGAGTTGCACGAGTCTGGCTTCAGTATAATGTGATTTAAGATTCTTCATGCTTACTTGAGCAGTAATTTTTTTGTATGGTAGAACTGTATTTGCTTTCATTGTTTGTAAATAGGTGAATAAAGATTCGTCTTCTTTATAGCCACCAACCACTTTCCAACCAGGGAAAATGGTTATTTCGGTTGAATATCGATATTCATGTTGTGAAGGAGGTGTGTGTGTTTCTATGATTGGGGCGCTAATTGATGCCGTTATCCCCTGATGTTGCGATGCAGCCATACAACTTTCCAACGTATTTCGCCAAATCATAGCATACATGCGCTGCTGTTGAGAATCCATCTCCGTGGCCGCAAGTTTGCTAATATCGGTGGGGCGAATTGCCTCATGTGCCTCTTGAGCAGTTGAATCCGTTTCTGCTTTTTTTCCTTTTTTTGTTTGTTTTGCAGCTTCGCCCATCGTGGTTAATCTGTCTACTTCCGGGTGAATATATTTTGCATATTTGGAATGGGTTGTTACATACTTTTTGACAGCGTCAACAAACTCTTTGCTATACGTCTTGCTATCTGTTCTCATGTAAGTAATGTATCCTGCTTCATACAGTGCTTGACAGATCATCATGGTTTGTTTTGGAGAGAAACGGAGCTCATTACTGGCTTTTTGTTGTAAAGCACTAGTAGTAAATGGTTCAGGCGGTTGTTTAGTTGTGTTTCGCGATTTACCAGACGCATACACATGTTCGTGATTCACTGTTTCTTCTAGAAAGGTCGACATCTCTGTTTCTGTGCTATATTGCGTCGTAAGTTGAAAAGGCAGATTTTTATTGGTAAAATATCCGGTGGTTTGATATACTTTATCTCCAGGCGCGCGTTCGATCTCTTTTTGGTTATCATATACTAGCCTGAGAGCGGGTGTTTGACACCTTCCTGCCGAAAGACTAGATTTTGTTTTTTTAGTAATGTTATTCCATAAAATCGGTGAAATGGTATAACCCACTAGCAAGTCCAATACTTGGCGGGCTTGCTGTGCATAGACGGTGTTCATGTTGATGGTTGTTGCATTTTTCACTGCACGTTGTAGAGCGGTCTGCGTGATTTCATGAAAGATAATACGCTTTGTTGTTTTGACTGGAAGAGAGAATGTTTTGCAAATATGCCACGCAATAGCCTCGCCTTCCCGATCATCGTCAGCTGCCAGCAACACGTCTTTTGCTGATTTAATAGCTTGCCGAAGCTTGGCGATTTGTGGCTTTTTGCTGTCGAGTGCTGTGTATGTTGGATGAAAATCTTGGGAAACATTAATAGATTCCAAACCACGTAAAGTGCGAATATGTCCAAAACTAGCTATGCAGCGATAACCAGCTCCTAAATATTGTTCTATTTTTTTGCATTTGGCAGGAGATTCCACGATAACAAGGGTGTGAGACATGCGATAAATAATATTAGAATTATTATTCTAATATGATTCAATTTAGTGTTTTCTAAAATAGTCGGGCGTATTTATAACGTTTTTCTCGAGATTTATGTTTTCTTGAGATTTTTTTTCTTGTATTCTGCCCAAGAAATATTTTTGGGCTCTGGGCGCGCTTCTGGTTCTTCCATTTCTCGCTTTTGATTGAGTTTATCCGCTTTCCTTACTGCGCTATCCAAATAAAGTGATTTCAATAACTTACCTACTTTGTGTGATCCTTCATGTTGATCTAATTTTCCATCTTCTATTTGCTTTAGCACATCTAAGAACTTCCATAATGTTCCAAGATTCAGTTCTTCATTTTTTACTTTATTAAAAATGTCCATGTAATGATTGAATAAAAATTGACAGTTTTCAACCAGCAAATCATCGTATTCCGTGGCTGACCTCCGTCGTAATCGCGCATTAGATTTCATTAATTTCAGCATTTTTCGGACATCTTCGCGTATTTTTTGACTATGACGCTTTTCGCGAATATCATTGGTACAATCCTCTACATTATTCTCTCGTATCATCTTATCTAATTGCAGTTTTTCGGCCTTGTTCATTAATAGTATTTCCTCTTTTCTCTCTAACTTTATTTTATTATTAAATAAATTATAATAATAATAAATTATAATTTATCATCTTAATATATATATATAATGACTGGATTACCACAACGAAAACCAATGATGCCCCCCGGAGCCGAGGTTGGACCGGAACGTGATGCAAAACAAATGAAACTTATTAAAAGTGAAGGATTTAAAGGAGGAAGCAACCAGCAGGAAGTTGTCGTGCCAAAGCCCGCGGGTTCTCAAGACGCTGCATCACGCGCTGCAACACTTGAAGCTGCTTCATCTTTATTACAAATACAAGCCGATGCAAAATTAGACAATGTTAGCACCGGAGGCGGGAAACGTCGAATTTCACGGCGGAGAAAAAAAAGACGCCACACTTCTCGAGTTCGAAAAGCTACGCGCAGTCAAAAACTAAAGCGAAAATTACGTAAAACAAAACATCGTTCTTCTAAGCGTCGTCGGAAGCGATAAAAGGTGGTCTTGTTACAACTAATTATTTAGGAGAGTAACTAAGGTAATAGAGAGAAGAATGAATATTATATAAGTTTGATTTTATAATATTTCAACGATATAATATTTCAACGATACAATAGTTAAATTATATAATATTTAGTAGTTTATGGCATCAATATTATTGTGTATTTAATAACAATATACAATAATATTATCAAAATATATTTCAAGAGAAAGGTATAATGAAAACATCTGATATAACACAAACGATGTTGATATTTATTATATTCATAATATTGCATTTATTTAATATTTTATCCGTTGGTATCAAAAATATCAAAGAAAATTGGCCAACCTATAGATGCAATCCTATGGTAATGCCATTTGCCTCAGTATTTGGGTATAGTTCCGGTGAGAATTTCACATATTGTGTGCAAAACATGCAATCGGATTATATGTCTTATCTATTACAACCTGTTAATTATGATATGGAAATTTTAGGCAGTATGGGTGGACAACTAGGAACTTCGGTCAATAGCGCGCGAGGTTTTATTTCATATTTCAGAACACAACTTGGAGAAATTGTGGGGTCAATCTTTGGAGTATTTTTAAATATAATGATTAACTTTCAGCGCTTAATGATGAATATGCAAGATATGTTAGGAAAATTGTCTGGCGCAATGACTACTTTAGTATATATATTAAAAGGAAGTTTAATGACGATGGATAGCACATGGGCTGGTCCTCCGGGACAAGTAGTGCGTGCTGTATGTTTTCATCCAGATACAACGATCCAACTGAAAAATAAGAACTACGTTAAAATGAAAGATTTAGAATTAGGAGCTACACTGAAAAATGGCGCCACCGTTTATTCTGTCATGAGAATCAGTAATCTTGATAAGAATGGAAACTATATAGAAAATTTATATTCCATGAGAGATGGAGAGAATGAAGGAGAAATTTTAGTTTCAGGAAGTCATTTGGTTTTCGATCCTATTTTAAACTCTTTTGTTCATGTTAAAGATTTATTAGGAAGAGCAGAAAAAACGAATGAAAACTGTAAAGAATTTAGTTGCTTAATTACTTCAAACCACACCATCCCTATTGGGAAATGGTTATTCCATGATTGGGAAGATAACAATGGCTCTCCTAGCAAAGATATCGGTTAGCAAAGATATCGGTTAGCAAAGTTACTATATTCTGCTAAATGAATTACTAATAATATATATTTTTGTCTATATATATTATCACGTACTTATAATGTCTGATTCAATAGGGGATATACCCAGCAAACAATTAAATGAATTATATGATAAAGTTACATTCTCTCAAAAATATGGTTTAGATATGTGGTTAGCAATTATTATTATAATTCTTTTTTCAAGTGTAATTTTATACTTTCATGTATTAAATAATTTACAACCAATTAAGGCGGATTGGGTAAATCAGCGATGTAATCCAGAAGTATTACCATTCGCCGGTATTATTAATAATGGAAGTGATACAACGCCGATGGAATTCACTGCTAATAATTTTACTTATTGTATTCGTTCCATTTTAGAAAGTATAGCGAATTATTCGTTTCAACCCATACGCTATATGTTATCTATTATTACATCCGTTTATGTTGCTCTTGCAGCAGCTATTAATGAAATACGTAAAATGTTTGATTATTTGCGTAATTCACTGGCAAACATCACTGAAGCTATAATGGGTAAAGCCTTGAATTTTTTAATTCCTGTTATTCAGTTTGTATTAACTGTTAAAGAAGTCGCTAGTAAATCATCTGCTGTTATGGCAGCATCCATTAATAGTGTCATGGCAGCTTATCTCGGTGCACAATCATTGATGCTTTTCATTGTAAAAATGTTTATTGTTGTATTAGTCGCCATGGTTGCCATCATTGCTGTATTTTGGCTAATTCCATTTGTTGGACCACCATTAGCCGTTGCTGGAACTGCAACATTTATGTTATTGCTTATTCCCACTATCCGTATACAGAAATTTATGAAGGATATATTAGATTTAAAGACTGCATCTCCACCAGAAAAACCAGCCTGTTTTTCTAAACATACACGTGTTATTCTAAAAAATAATAATAGCAAAACTATAGATAATATCGAGATTGGAGATGTGTTAGCAGATGGGTCTACTGTAACAGGCACAATGAAATTATCTTCAAAACAACAGAGTGCATATGTATTACATGGTATTGTGGTAACAGGCAATCATAGCGTATACCATAATAAAAAAGGATGGATTTCAGTAGAAGAACACCCAGACAGTTCTAAATTGGAAAACTTTGAAGAGCCGTTTGTATATTGTATAAATACAGATTCAAAAACGATATGTTTAGGAAATGTGGTTTATGCAGACTGGGATGATTTAGATGAAATTGATATGAAAGATATGCAAATCACTTGTGTTAATGTTGGCTTATTGCCACAAAATTTCACGACGAAGGATATACATTACTATCTAGATAACGGTTTTCATGAAGAAAGCATGATAAAACTACAATATGGCAAATCAACAACAATTAAAGATATAGAAATAGGAGATGTCTTGTTGTATGGAGAAAAAGTTGTGGGGAAAATTAAAATAGATGCGCAAAATATAAAAGGGGTGTATTACTATGATATGAATGGGATCAAAATAAAGTGTAGCAAAAATATTACAATTTATGATAACCATGAGATGACAAAAAAAAATACTTCTTTTATGAGTGGCAATGAAATTACCGATGTTAAATATTTATATCATATTGTCACAGATTTAGGAACATTAAATATAAATGGATTAACTGTTGAAGACTATAATACAGGTTTAGAACAGTTTTTGAAATTACGAGATGTGTAATTTAGTTTTTAAAATTGAGTAAAATAAATATTATAAATAAATTCTTTTTAAGAAATTATTTATTTTCTATATGAAGTGTATATGGTAATTTCTGTTTTAGGAAATAAAGTAGATCTTAAAGTAGTAGTTTTATGTGTTGTTTTGGGAATGATCCTCTGTTTATACACGATTTGTCCATGTCGCTGTGATAAAGAAGGATTTAGTGATCAATTAGGCAGCAATCTTGGCTACAATATTGGCGATGGTGTTCCTGGTAGTGTTAGTAAGGTTTCACCCCCGGCGACATATGATTCTTATTTTTCTTCCTTAAATGGTAACACCCAGGGATTAGCTGTTCCTTTACAAAATGGAGAAATGGCAATATTTTCGGAAAATAAATCGTCACCAGAATGTTGCCCCGCAACATACAGCACATCAATGGGGTGCGTTTGTGAAACTCCAGAACAAATGAAATATTTAAATAAGAGAGCCGGTAACCGCACACATAACAGCGAATTTTAAATAAACATATTGAGTATGAGATATATTTAGTAAATAATATATTATTAATTATTAATATATTATTTTATATTATATAATGTCTACGTTAACTGCATCACCAAATACCTTCCTGAAACTTCTCAAAAAAATCCCTGATTTAGGAGAAGAAGCTGTCAAACAAACATGGTCAATGGTTCGATTTACCAAAAAATTTAATGATGATCAAAAAAAACAATTAATTAAAGCACTAAAGAATAATGTGCATGTTCAACGCCGACAAGCCATTAAGCAAAAAAGTTTGGTTATTAAGGAACTAAATGAAAATACTAAATTACTCCGAACAATCACCAGTAGTTTAAGTGATGCTGAAGCAAGAAAATCACGTGGAAGAAAATCACGCGGAAGAAAATCACGTGGAAGAAAATCACGCGGAAGAAAATCACGCGGAAGAAAATCACATGGAAGAAAATCACATGGAAGAAAAACCAGACGCAGATAAAATAAACAAAGAATAAATAAGCACCTATTTTTATTATAAAAATTATTATAATAAAAATTTTAGATATAATTATTTACATATATAATTATTTACATATATAATTATTTACATACAATTATTTACATACAATTATTTACATATACATGTGTTTCCATGTTCCATTCTCTTTGGATTTCTTGAGCAGTTTCTCAATAACATCTACTGTTACTGTCATGGGAAACTCAACCTTTAGGGCGGAATCTTTATCAAATAGATTTGTTCCTGGTTTCATAAGACGATAAAGATTTAGTTTTGTGTAAACAATTTCTAGGCAGCGCTTGAGGTTTCTCACACCATCCTCTTTGTCGGTGTGATTTTCAATAATATGATGCACTGTTTCCTCTGGAATAATAATATCGTCACTACCAAATTTCACCTGCTCCTGAATTTTCGGTAATAGATAATCATGGGAAATGGTAGTTTTCTCTTTTTTATCATAGCCTTTCGTTTGAATACGATACATACGATCACGAAGAATGGGGTTGATTTTTGATTCGTCATTATAACTAAAGATAAACAAGCACCGACTTAAATCGAAATCGAGTTCCGCAAAATATTTGTCGTGAAATTTACTGTTTTGTGTCGTATCAGTTAGGTGTGTAAGAATTCCCGTGATTTCTTCACCCTTCGGTGTATCACTGACCTTGTCAAGTTCATCAAAATAAAACACTGGATTCATTGATTTACACTTAATAAGAATATCGACAATTTTACCCCATGTTGATCCCTCGTATGTATATGAGTGACCCTCCAGAAAGCTACTGTCTGTTGCACCACCAAGAGCGATAAACGCAAAATCTCGCCCAAGAATTTTACTGATACCCTCCTTCACCAGTGTAGTTTTTCCTGTTCCCATCGGACCTTTAATTGCAATTGCTGTGCCAATTGCAGATGGATTCGCGATCCAAGTTCCAACCATTTGCATAATTTGCTCTTTTGCATCATTCAAACCATATACTGCTGTATCTAAAATTTCTTTTGCATTTTCCATAAACTCATGACATTTTTCAACACCATCCTCCATTGTAAGTGGAAGCATCTTGTGTTTGCCAAAGGGAATTTGCATAAAAGTGTCTACCCAATTTTTAATCTTATAATATTCACCACCACCCGGCTCCATATACTTTAGGGTATTGATTTTACGATATGCACATGCTTTATATGGAATTGGAATATCCGAATCTAGAAGAGCAAGACGATATGGCTTATCTACCTCACAATGCCCTTTAATCGCTTTGATTTGATCTAGAACAACTTTTTGCTGATCTTTTGACATTTTTTCCTTAAAATATTTAACATCATTCATTACATTTTTGTCACGGAGAAGTTTTTTGAATTTCTTTGTATGTGCACGTTTTGCCTTTTTCTCGTCTTGCTTTTTTGTAGTTTCATATTTCTTATTGCGCTCTTCAAAATCTTTAATCATTTGTTTGACAAATTTATTTTTCTTTTCTTTTGGAGATAGTGATTTAATCATTCTATGAAATTTTTTAATAGCCTCCTCATCTGTAATTGTTTCGCACCCACTATCATCATCATTCTCATCTGAATTATCAGTGTGTGATTCTGATTCGCTTACATCATGTGTTTCTGTTTTAGTTGTTTGTTTCTTTTTCAACGATTTTCTTGAAGGATTTCTCTTGCAGCCTTCCTCGTGTCTCTCACAATCAGAATAAGTTCCATCAAACCCACAATTATGCTCACACTCATATTGTTTTTTACGTTTACGCATCGATCTAGTTTCTATTTTAAAATCGTCTTCATCGCTAAGATCATTATAATCATAATCTTCATCAAGGGAATTCTCACTACTACCCTCATAACTATAATCGCTATCTTCACTATCATACTCCTCATCATATTCTGGTGTTCCAATTGTAAATATAATATTTACATTTTCACCCGCCCTCATTTTAGGGCCTTCATCACTATCATAGTCTTCAGAGTCTTCAGAGTGATCTTCTAGATCATATTCATCTTCGCTACTATATACCTGTTTTGTTTTATGTTTAAGGGAAGGCGTCTGTTTATTTTCTCGCTGTTTTGTTCTTTTTTTAGAACACGGTTTTTTGGAAGACGTTTTTTTAGGAGCTGTTTTTTCAATCTTTTCACGCATGTATTTAGATGGAAACATGTTCATCAGCATTTTTTGATACTCTTTTCCATCAAATCGTTCTTCGTCACTGTATTCTTCTTCTGTAATCCAATCATCATCGTCTGAAGACTCATGTCGCTTTTTTGTTTCAGTCGACTGTTTTTTACGATGACGTTTGTTTTTTGATTTAATATCTGACATGATTATTGATGTAATATAATATTTATACCCATTTTATATCAATTTTATAAAGATTAACGTTAATAATATTCATACTTGATTCTGTGTATATTAGTATAAAACTTATCGGTATTGTTCTCATTAGTTTTAAACTGCAGATAAATAATTTACTAAAATGATATAAAACTAGAAAACAAAAATAATATTTTAGAATAAAATTGATACAAAACAATCTAAATATTATTGTCTTAATATAAGGATGTCTCAACGTACAAAAGGAACGATTCAAACAAAACTTGCATCAAAAATTTTAGGTATTCAATTTAGCATTTTATCACCAGAGGAAATTCGAAAAGGTTCTGTTGCAGAAATTACCAGTCGTGATACTTATGAAAATGGTAATCCTGTAATTAATGGCCTTTTCGATCCACGTATGGGTGTTTTAGACCCTGGATTTGTTTGTCCCACAGATGGTCTTGATTATATGCAAACTCCTGGTTATTTTGGACACATTGAACTAGCAAAACCAATATTCTATATCCAATATCTCACTACAATTATTAAAATTTTACGCTGTATTTGCATAAAGTGTAGTAAACTTTTGCTTAGTAAAGAAAAATTTAAACATCTTCTGGAAATGTCAAATAGTTCTGATCGGTGGAACGCGGTGTTTGCACTCGCCAGTAAGGTAAAACGATGTGGTGAAGATACTGATGACGGCTGTGGCTGCAAACAACCAAGCAAATTTAAAAAAGAAGGCCTCGCCACCATTACAGCCGAATGGGATGACATGGAAGGTATTGAGAGTGAGAGCAAAGAAAAACTTATCATGAAAATCACTCCAGAAATTGTCATTAAACTATTTAGACGTATTCAAGATGCTGATGTTAACTTTATGGGTTTTAGTCCCATTTGGTCGCGCCCAGATTGGATGGTTTGTCAAGTCCTGGCAATTCCTCCGCCTGCTGTCCGCCCCTCTATTAAACATGACGCGCAGCAGCGCAGCGAGGATGATATCAGCCATATTATTGTAAATATTATTAAAGCCAATAATACGCTGCGCGAAAAAATGCAGAAAGGTGCGAATTCTAATGTTATCAATGATTGGGCTACGATTTTGCAGTATTACGTTGCCACTATGGTTGATAATAAGATTCCTGGCGTTGCCTCTGTTGCACAGCGCACCGGTCGCCCTCTTAAGTCTATTAAAGAGCGCCTCAATGGCAAGCATGGGCGTATCCGTGGCAATCTCATGGGAAAGCGTGTAGATTTTTCTGCAAGATCGGTTATTACTCCGGACCCAAATATCTCCATTAAAGAGCTAGGCGTTCCGATGTCTATTGCTAAAAATCTTACGAAACCGGTGATTGTTAATGACAAAAATAAAGATTATCTTCTTAAACTTGTGCAAAATGGTCCTGATGTTCATCCAGGTGCGAAAATTCTAGAAAGAAAAAATGGTGAAAGTATTTCCCTACGATATATTGATCGCGATGCAATCGTATTACAAACAGGAGATATTGTACATCGTCACATGCTCGATGGGGACGCCATCCTTTTCAATCGGCAACCGACACTTCACCGAATGTCCATGATGTCACATATCGTGCGTGTCATGCCCGTTGGTGATACATTTCGCATGAATGTTGCAGATACAAAACCATATAATGCCGATTTTGATGGCGATGAAATGAACCTGCATATGCCACAAGATCCTGAAAGCGAGGCGGAGTTGCGGAATCTCGCCGCTGTGCCATGGCAGATTATCAGTCCGGCAAATAACAAATCTATTGTAGGTATCTTCCAAGATTCGCTTCTAGGTGCATATTTACTTAGCAGAGATGATATTAACTTTGACACCAGAAAATCAATGAATTTACTGATGGCATTTGATAAAGTAGATACAAATTTAATTGCCAAAAAATCGACTGATAAGGTAAATAGTCATAAAATTCTTGGACAAATTTTACCGCCACTTACTCTAAAATATAAAACAAAGCGTTTTAAAGAAGGTGACGATTACAAAACATCAAATGCTATTCTCGAAATCGAAAATGGCAAATATATTCGAGGACAACTTGAAAAAGGAATTCTCGGTGACGGCTCACGTGGTCTCATTCATCGCATTTGCAATGATTTCGGCAACATGGCAAGTGCCGCATTTATTGATGATTTGCAAAATATTGTCACCGAATATATGAAATCAACAGCATATAGTGTAGGCATTAGCGATCTCATTGCCAATACGCAAACAAATACAGAAATCACCGAAGCTATTACTAACAAAAAACGCGAAGTTAGCTCCCTCATTGATCAAACTCATCTTGGTCTCTTTGAAAATAAAAGTGGTAAAACCGATGAAGAGGAATTTGAAACGCAAGTGAATAATATTCTGAATCAAGCAACACAGACAGCTGGTAAAATCGGCCGAAAAAGTCTCAGCAAAGACAATCGTTTTGTTATTATGGTGGAAGCCGGCTCAAAGGGCAGTGATCTCAACATTTCACAAATGATTTCCTGTTTAGGACAGCAAAACGTGGATGGCAAACGTATTCCTTATGGTTTCGAAGATCGCACCCTTCCCCATTTCAATAAATATGATGACTCGCCTAGTGCGCGTGGATTTGTGGAAAGTTCATTTATTTCAGGACTTACACCATCAGAACTATTCTTTCATGCGATGGGCGGACGTGTTGGTATTATTGATACAGCTGTTAAAACCAGTCAAACAGGCTATATTCAAAGGCGACTTGTTAAAGGATTGGAAGATATTAAAATCGAATATGATATGACAGTTCGCAACAATCAAAATAAAATTATTCAATATGCATATGGCGAAGATGGATTCGATACGGTTAAAGTAGAAAATCAAGTTCTTCCACTTGTAAAAATGTCACTAGACGAAATTTATGGGCATTATCAGCTCCCCATGAGTGCTTCCAGCACAGGTGATGCTATTCACACTGCTGCATACACCAAATCTGCAATGAAAAGATTGACCAAACAAAAAGCTGATCTCCGCGAACGATGTAAACAAATGGTTGATGAAATGATTCGCTTGCGCAAACTTATTATTGAGAATGTCTATAAAAATAGAGACAACATTAAAATTCATATTCCTGTTGCATTTGAACATATTATTAATAATGTGCAGGGACAACAATTTATCAATGTTAATTCCATGGTTGACATTACACCACTTGAAGCTTTTCAGATTATTGATGCCGGTTATGAACGCTTGAATAATATTTATTATGTAAAGCCAACCGAGCTATTTAAAACAATGTATTATTATTATCTTTCACCCAAAGTTCTCTTGACGGTTAAGAGATTTAATCGCAAAGCAATTATGGTGCTAATTGAAGAAGTTATTCTCATGTATAAAAAAGCAATCGTCACACCTGGTGAAATGGTGGGTATTATTGCGGCACAGAGCATTGGTGAACCAACAACACAGATGACTCTTAACACTTTCCATTTTGCGGGTGTGGCTAGTAAATCTAATGTGACACGTGGTGTTCCGCGTATTGAAGAAATTTTGTCGCTCTCTGAAAATCCGAAAAATCCTTCCTGCACGGTGCATTTATTTCCGGACGAGGAAACCGATCAGAATAACGCACAAAAAATTCTACATCGTATTGAGCACACGAAATTACGTGCAATTGTAGATGCTATCCAAATTTGTTTTGATCCAAATGATTCATCAACGACTATCCAAAGCGATTCTTCCATTGTTCAGCAATATCGTACATTCGAAAATATGCTCGACGAATGTCTCGGTGAGGATCTTGAGGAAGAGCAAAATAGCGAACAATCAAAATGGATTATTCGCATGGAAATGAATGCGCAAGAAATGCTGGAACATAATCTAACAATGGATGATGTTCATTTCGCAATTAAAAATACCTATCACGATGATGTAAATTGTTTATACAGTGACTACAATAGCGATAATCTTGTTTTCCATATTCGGTTGACGAATAAGTCCAAGAAAGCTAATGTTCAAAAATCACTTGACCAATCCGATGAGATTTACATTTTACAAAATTTCCAAACAGAACTGCTTGATAATCTTGTGCTTCGTGGCATCAAGAATATTTCACGTGTCATTCCACGCAAAATTACAGATTCGTTGGTGGAAGAAGATGGTGTATTTGTCAAGAAAGAAACTTGGGTTCTAGATACCGTTGGATCTAATCTTTTGGATATTTTAGGCCTTGACTATATCGATGCGAATCGATCATATACCAATGATATTCAAGAGATTTATCGTGTGCTCGGCATTGAAGCAGCGCGCCAAGCCATCTTTAATGAAATTTCAGAAGTGATTGAGTTTGACAGCACCTATATTAACTATCATCATCTTAGTGTGCTATGTGATCGCATGACTTGCAACAGCAAAATGGTGTCTATCTTCCGTCACGGTATTAATAACGACAACATTGGACCAATTGCCAAAGCATCTTTCGAGGAAACGCCAGAAATGTTCTTGAAGGCGGCGCGTCATGCAGAACTGGACTCTATGCGTGGTGTTTCTGCCAATGTAATGTGTGGTCAAGAAGGATTCTTTGGCACCAGTGCGTTCCAATCGGTGCTGGACATTGATGAAATGGTGAAGTTGTCTTCGCAACAATGGCAGTCGCAGAATGAGTCCGCGGATATTGAAGCCGCATTTGGTGATGTCGAAGATTCGACCGATCAGTGCTCGGTGGGTAATATTGCCATCAAGAATAATATTCATTCTATCCAACCCACCAATGTAGGTAGCCAAGATGACGATTATGATATGGGATTTTAATGTAATAGAACAATAGTTTTAGTAAACATGGTGAATAAAATTTTTTATATTATATATATATATATGGCAGATGAGGATGATGAGTTCTTCTTTAAAGGAGAAAAAGTTGGTTCTTTAGCATGTGCAAAAAAAACGGTAGAAATTATTGAAGATAGCAGACGCAAATATCGTGATGCTACAATTGCGAGTGATTTATTCGGAGGTATAGTAGCAAGTGAAATCCACAAGCAATGGCAGATGGGGTGAGAGTGCAAAGAGATCCGCTTTACGGAGGAGCAAACCTAAGTGAACTTGTCACAAATGAACTAAGAGATAGAAATGTAAGTGATATAGGTACAAATATTCTTAGTTTTATTGGCGTTGATCAAAAACAATTGACGTTTAGCAAATATCCTATAGAAGTCCTTAATTTTTATCAATATGATACCTGGGAAGAGCGCGATGTGGTCTTTGCACTTGGTGAGCAAGGCCTGGAGGAAACACTAGAAGGAAGACATTCAACAGCTTTTATATTCGATAATGCAGCTATTATAGCTTTACAAGTTAAGAGGGGCGGAGGGGATGAAAGGCGAATGAGTGCAATAACAAGTCTTGAACGCGGTATAAATGAAAAACGAACTCAACTTATAAGGGAAGCACAACAAGAAATACAAGATAGACAAGAAGTCATTTCGAAAAGAGAATTACTTTTCGCCGCTGCAAACAGACGCCTTATTGCTAATTTACAAGCTCCTATGCCGTCAGAAGCTTACTATGATGACTCTGATACAAGTGTATTAGATGATATTATTGGCCCTGCTAATACAGAAGTGATCGATATATAACAAATATTCATATATATATATATATATATATATGAATATTGTTATAGAATCATGCAAAGCTTACGGCGAAGAAGAATTAAATAGAATATACTCAACACAACTTTCAATCGGAGAAGTATCTTCATCTATATATTTACAAGGTAGACAAAGTCTGCCTGATAAAATGATAAATTTTGGTGAATACAGAAGAAGTGTTATATCTCAGCGCAATAAGGATCTTAACAATATAATATTAGATAATATTAAACAATTTATTGATATACCTAAACCAAGATATAATAAAGTTGATGCAATTAGAACATTGCGTTCTAATGAGAGGTCCATTTTAATAACAGGTCGGGTTATTGGTCGGGAAGGATTTTTAAGAGAGATTCGAAATACTTCTGAAGAATATAATTTTCGTCGTATAAAAAGACGTATTATGTATTTTGATGAAAATTCTTTTACAATTCCAGTTAGTGATAGAATAAAATTATATAACAGTGCTCAAAATCAAGAGTTAAATACTGGTATTAGTGAAGTTTCTGCACGTTTTTCTAACCCTCCAATACTGAATATACCAATACAACCAATGCCACCTGAAGAGTTCGCTCTTGATGAGGCTTTTGTTAGAGAAGTTAGCAATTTAGGTCCTATGGATTTATAATAAATTTTATTATATTAACAGTTGTTAGGAATTTTATACAATATGATTTTATACAAAATAGTATAAAATTATATTATTTATATATAGTAATTCATGTCTGCATTTTCGACGATACTATCAAGATATTTTCCAAAGATAGACATCACAACATCAGCATTCATATATCCTGACAAAGATTTTACCTTAATGAACAAAGATTTTGTGGCTTATGGTTTTGTCAACTCTATTCATTACAATACAGTAAATGAATTAGAATCCAAATTTAGAATACTAAATAGTGCAATTGTCTCAAACCAGTTTATAGAAAAAAATAAAAAAAAGGACTATGAATATATTTTCTCCTGCGCACAACGAACATACTATGGGTTTTGTCGACTAGCACGTAAATATAAAGAAAAGCATGCGTTACAATTTAACATGAACACAGATTTATGTTTAACCCCTCTTTCAAATTTAAAATCCTCGGTGAAAATTAGTTTATATGATGATGACACACGAACTGTTTATCAATTTCGATTATCAGATTTACTGAATATTATACAAACTGCATTATCGAATTCACCTGAGTTTTTTGCAGAACCCTTGCCCATTAAAAATCCCTACACGAATATGAAATTTACCTATGCACAATTATATACGATATATTTTAAAATACGCGCAAGTGTCATGATTCCGCCTATTCTTTTTCAGCAGTATTTTGCATGCAATTTTGATTTAACTTTATTTAGTAAAAATAATGAATGTTATATAAGAGATATAGCAATTAAACAGTTTGGTAAAGATGCCACCGATCAGCAAAAATTTAAATTTATTATGAAAATGCTCCGTGATTATAATAATTGCATGAAAGGTATAGTTATTCATCGCGAATTCAAACGAAAATATATATTATATGCATTTGAAAAATATCTTTATGATTATTTGATTGTTAATTTTACACTGAATCCTACACTACGATATTTTACTCGAGTAAAATTACGAAAACAACTCATTCGATTTAGCAAATTGAACCCTACCTTTGGGCGAAAAATATATTATAACATAAAACGCAATGCATCTAATACAAAAAATATAGCTTATCAATTTCGATTTGATTCTGCTAGTAGTTTTCCGATGGATTCTACAACGGGAACTAGTAATTCAAGTAATCCGCTTAATTTTAGAAGCTCTTTACGTCGTGTGTCTACATCCATTCAAAATGATATCCATAATATTGTAGATAATATTGACGCTAGCAATATTGTGCAAAGAAATATCGGTATATATTTTGTCACTCGTGTAAATAATAATTCTCCCATATCAAGTCATACCCCATCATATATGAGAAATAATTTTTTTAATGAAGCGGTAAATTTCGACCCACTTCGTAATACAAATACTGAGAATTTGGATAACAGTTCCGATAGCGAATATAGTGAAGCAGATGAAATAGATATGGGGACAGAACAAACGATCCCTACATACAATATTACTCTTCCTAATACGCAAAATGTTGTTATATTTAATCAAGATAGTGTAGCATATATTTCCAATAACGATAGTAGTTTAAATGATGCCACGGATGCTAGCTATAGTCCTGTTGTTCAACAGGGTATTCAACGTGGTATTCAACAGGGTATTCAATCATTAACCACTACCAATACCGCTTTACCTCTTCCACCTCCGCCACCGCCTAATAATTCTATACCTTCTTCACCTCTTATACAGTTACCTCCTCTCCCCCAAGAAATATTGCTGCGTCCAGAACAATATTTACAATCAGTAAATGACACTGCTGTAAATGACACTGCTGTAAATGACACTGCTGTAAATGACACTGCTGCAAATGACACTGCTGCAAATGACACTGATCCTTATCTTGATGATGAAGGTATTATTGATAATATTGCACATCGATAAATAATAATATAATATTATGTTTGTTATGACTTTTTTTTGAGAATAAGTTTTTTGGGGGCATATTTCTTTACATTATTTATATCAAAGTTATTTATAAAGGTCTCTAACGAATTTTTTTTTATTTCACTAGTTATTTCATTACGAATTTGTATTGGCAATTCAGTAATTGGTATGTTAACTTTTCCTGAACCACTTACAACTAAGCGATATTTTGGTATATTTACCTTGCGATTGTGTCCAAGACCCCCCGTTGATTTTATAAAATAAAAAGATTTATTATCTATATTATTTGCTACTAAAAGAGGTTTGCCATTTTCAATCAATTGTGTTGAAGAATAAAATATTAATGGAATATTAAATCTTTGGGCTAGTATCCATAAATCTAAATTTGTAGCGTAATAGTTATCACCAATAATAATATGTTCTATTGAGGTTTCCTTTTTTTGTATGCGCTTAACAAATGTGGTTTTTCCCTGTGACTTCCATATCAACAAAATTTTGTTGTGAAATTTTACGCCTAATTCTTTGTATTCTAATGCTAATATATCTAATAAATTATGAATTGTAAAATTAGAGAATTTTTCATTATGATACTTTATAATAATTAATATAATATCAAATGTGCATTTGCTAGGTTCATTACTAAAAACCAATTCCTGACTGTTTTCAGCAAATACTTGTTGCCACTTCCCCGTAATTTTGTTTTTTGTAGGATGTTCACATTGCAGTTTATGCTTTGTGGACTGCACCTTTTCTTGTTTATAATATTTATTATAATTACTTAACAAATCTACATTGCTATAACTTTGTGTTTGTAATGGTTCTACAGTATCATATGTATTATATATTGTATATGGGTTTTTGGTCTGCAAAACTAAATCGTCAAAATATTCGTCCAGTAAAAGAGATTGTAATAATATAATTTCATTTTCTTGTAAATCATAGCCGACATTTTTAAATGTTAAAAAAACTTGTGGCTTAAATATAAATGATTTGATACGCGTGTATCTAATGATTTCATCCGCTAATCTTCCATAATACAATTCCTCATTATTGCCTTTATGTATAATGTTTTTATCTGGTATCAATAACATACATTTATTTGTTCCTTCAGAAAAACAGTAGGGCTTGTCTTCACATTCTTTAGTAATACAGCTAGTTATATCATTAATGCGATCTAATACCTCTGGTTTATATTCTACAAATTTTATGTTATTTTCCGTTAATTTCATTAATAATTGTATACTTTTTTGTAATCGTTCTTTATATGGAATTGCAGTCGTCTTCGATAATTCTTCTAGCTCTTTTCGTATCGCTATATTATCATTCTTACCCAACAATATCCTAACTGTATTTCTAAATACTCTATAAAAATTGCTTTCTAATTTAATATTTTTAATAAATTTTACTCTCTCTTCGTCTACGCTATCTATAGTCATAACTGTGTTATCAACAGCATTATAGTTTATATCTTCTATTTTTGGTAAATCATCATCAAAGGTATCTGCCGTCGGGGTCACGACTACAAATTGGTTGGTTTCCGTTAGTATTCCTATTATCATTTTATCTTCTATTACTTTAATTGACGGTTTACATGGTATTTCACCTTTTGTGCTTTCATATGCTTTATTTAAAAATTGATGTGTTTGTTGATATGGTAACACATAAGGCGCTTCGTCTAATTCATATTCTATATCTAATACAGGTGAAGAAGGGAAACATGGTATAATCCCGGATATTTTATCGTTTTTATGCTGCGCAACAACCCCTATAATACGCCCACTAACATTCATAATTTGTGTAATAATTTTATAGTCGTGTTTAGTTAATATATCTAGTAATTTATATAATACTACATTTTGTTTGAAACGGTAAACTCGTGGCATACTATTTTTGGGACCACATTTATTTTTCATAGAATATTTTATTAGCTGTAATGTTTTTATAACATCCGGTATTTGAGATGCTATTTGAGTATTAAACCTACGCATCACTGAAAATTCGGAACCTTTATCTTCAAATAAATAGATTGGTTCATAATAATTTTGTTTTTTAAGTAAAATAATTGTATCCCTCTTAGTATCAAACATTTCATTGGAGTAATGATTTGTTGGACAAATAATATTAACATTATCGGTAACATCATCCTCTGGTATTTCTAAAATAATCAAGTTAGAACCTTTTTGAAATAATTTTTCATTGGGTTTACATATTAAATCCCATAAATATGTGTAGTCTATTTGAACGTCATCGTCTCGTAAATATGTTTTAAAATTCTGATACGATAATACTACGCGATGAAATAATTTTTTTTGTGAAATATTTTTTAAATCTATGGAATTATAGAGTTTGCTGTTGGTATATTGCGATGTTGAATAATCCTCTTCCGCTAGGCTATCTTGAGCTTTTGAGTTTTCTGGGGTAAATAAATCTATCAAATCTCCATTTTGTAGTGTCATAAATACATCAATAGACATTGCATCTATAAGGACTTCTTTCATTTCTTTAATAGTAAGACGTTTAGATACCGTTCTATCAACCCATATATCTGCTAAACACCCAATAAACGACTGAGTTTTGCTGGTTTGGACCCCATGACGTAACATACAAGGATGGTCTCGTTTCAAATTTGTATCCATCTCATTTATTTGGCACTGTGTGTTATCGGTATTTAGAAAGTGTTGGATAGATAATGGTAGATACCCATAACGATTTTCTTCTAGTGGGAATTTATCAGATCCCATAATATAATTGTCGGCAATATCCGATTTTTGTCTGGCTAACTTTGGTCTCCCTTTGGTTGTTTCATTTGAGCACGCCTTTCTTCGTTTTACTTGGCTGGGAGCATCCCATGATTTAAAACAACAAGGTAAACATAAACCATCAGGATGACTTTCTGGTTTTAAGAATCCCGGATAATGTTGTATATATTTACCATTTTCATCCATGTGGATTTTTGATGAAAATTCTATTACTCCTCCACCCGGAGGAACTTTTTTTGCTTTCATTGGAATAATAGAGCCAAATTTTCCGGATTTCGCTTCTTCTTCGGTAAGACTAGTATTGTTTTTTAAACTCCAGTATCTTGGACAAATATACCAGTATTGTTTCTCTGGATTAGAACCATATTTTATTGCTTCATGATAAGACCCGGGATGTTCTTTATCTATTTTTTCTTTTTCTTCATCAGTTAGCATTACGGGTTGACGACGGACATTCCATGGGCATGCGCGCGAATAAGCATTAAATTTACCCTCTGATTCCTTTAAAAACAATTCTGGATCTCTATTTTGCATACGCTTAAAAAATGGATTGGGATTGGCAATACTCATTCCAGTTATATCTTGTTCGGAGAATTCTTCTTCTTCGCTCTCAGAACCATCTCCACCATCTAATTTATATAACCCTCCACCAGAATAATCATCATCTTCCTCATCATCATCATCTTCACTAGTATCATCGTCAGATGCCATGAGCATATCTAGCATATTTGGTGCTTCCGATTTGTCAATATTTTCTGACGTTGTTTCAGAAACATTTATTCCTAAATCTTTGGCCATATCTTGTAAAATAGTAGAACCGACTAATTCTATCGGCGCTGCGATTTCATCATCGTCACTCTGTGGTTCTGCGTCACTCTGTAGTTCTGCGTCACTCTGTAGTTCTGCGTCACTCTGTGGTTCTGCGTCACTCTGTGGTTCTGCGTCACTCTGTGGT